AATGAACAGTATGTTGGGTTTAATGAGACCACAGGCGGAATTGAATTGATGATTAGTGGAAAATCTGATAGGCAGTCTGGAAAGGTCATTGCAATACCAACGGACAAGACTTACCAGAATGGATTCAGAGGAACATCCAGGAAGGATGATCCTGAAGAGGAAAATGAGTACATCAATCGCAAGGCAGAGGAAGCTCTTAAAGCGTTAAGAGCATTGTAATTATCAATATTTTTGACAAAAAGGAAGGTTGGTTGAATTATGGAAGCTTTAGCACAGAATACTTATACAATGGAAAAAACGCTCCGCGAGCGTGTGATCGAAATTTTAAAAGAACTGAAAATGAATAAGGCAGAGCTTGCGCTTAGAATGAATTTCTCAAGATCAGCAGTGAGTCAGTATCTGAATGGAAAGTACAATTCTAATCCGGAAGCACTGGAAGAGAAACTCACAGAGTTTGTGAAAGAACATGAGGAACATGTCAAATCAGAAACAGAAGAGGTTAAGGCTATTGGCAGAACAGTGTCAGGGGTCAAACCAAAGATTGCATACTTTGAGTCAAAAGATTATATACAGACGATTGGTGTCTGTAAATCCTGTCAGGAGAATATGGCACTTGGAATCATTGTTGCAAAATCAGGATACGGAAAGACACATGCCCTGAAGAAATATGCAAAGATGCCACGGGTTGCCTATATCGAATGTGATGACACAATGGCTTGCCGGGATCTGGTCGAGGCTATTGAGATCCAGATTGGAATGCCAAAGGGATCTGGTGGAACAATATGGAGCCGTGTGAACCGGATCAGAGACTTCTTCAATGCAAATGAAGGATACCTTCTTATTATTGATGAAGCGGATAAACTTATCAATAAATACACACAGAAGAAGATGGAGATTATCAGAGGAATTTTCGACCAGTCAGACGTTGGTATTGTAATTGCCGGGGAGCCAAGACTGGAAGCAGAAATCAAAGGAAACCTTGCACGTTTTGCGAACCGCATGGATTTTTATTATAAGCTGAAAGGATTGTCACCGCAGGAAGTCAAGGATTATATGGAAGGCTATGATGTAGACGATGCTGCCATGATGGAATTTATCAGCAGAGCAACGAATGCACAGACGGGATGCTTCAGACTACTGGATAGAACATTGAACAACGTGATCCGTATTCTGAAAGAGAATGGGCAAACACAGATTACGATGAAGATTGTCAATCAGGCATCCAATATGATGATGTTGTAAAAGGTGGTGGACATATTGAAGAAACGGATATTTTTACTTGTTACTGTATCAGCCATCCTTATTCCATCTGCATCAACAGAGTGTGAGCAAGGAGAACTGGATGCAAGATATGAGTGTTGTGCTGAAACAGATGCATCCATAGAAGATATTGTGTTAATTGCTCCGGATACTGAGTATGAGCCGGAATCAATGCGGGTGGATGCAGAGGATACATGGATTGCCAAGGAATACCAGAAGTATTGTGAGACGATTGGACAACAGTATAATATCTGTCCGGAGCTTCTCATGGCAATGATAGAGCAGGAAAGTTCGGGCGAAGCTAAAGTGATAAATGAAGCGGGAGATACAGGACTCTTGCAGGTCAATGCAAAATGGCATCGTGACAGCATGGAAAAGCTCGGGGTTACTGATTTGACGGATGCTTATTCCAATATACTGGTGGCAACGGATTACCTTGCACAGTTGTTTGAAGAGGAAGGGGATGACCTTTACCTGGTACTGATGAAGTACAACATGAAACATGACAGGGCAGAAGAATTGTATAACAACGGTATCTATTCAGAATATGCGACCAAGATATCTCAGAGAACATGGGAACTGGAAGTGCTTCATGAGCAGAGAGGAGAGCAGCCATGAGAAGGCAGATTATTTTGGAGATTGAGGAAGAGGGAACAGAGAATATTGTTGCTGATATTATTGGAATGATGCGGGATAAGGTGGACATGAACTGCGAGTTTAGAATCAGTCAGAAAATTCTTCCGGAAAAAATTTCCGAGGAAAAAGAAATAAAGATTCCTGTATTTTTTCAGAACAGTTGTATGCGTCAGCAGGGGAAGGAAATGGGAAAAGCCATTTGCAAAGAGGAGAGAGGAGTGATGATTCATGGCTAGTCCAACAATCAAAATGTTGTGGGGACTTGCGAAGTCTCCGGAACTTTCAATGACGGATGAGGAATTGCATCTTTTAGTGTCTGCCCACACGGGAAAAGATAGTATCAGGGCACTGAATAAGAGGGAACTTGGAACAATGGTCAGTGTACTTCAGAATATGAAAGACTCTTCATCCAAGGGAACTAGAAACAGACAGAGGCGGTCAGGTAATGTTGCAACGGCAAATCAGCGGAAAAAGGTCTATAAGCTGACAGAGGAACTTGGGTGGAGCAAGAAGGCAAGGGTCAATGGACTTTGTAAGAAGATGTTTCAGGTGTCCAGTGTGGAATGGTTGAATTATCAGCAGTGTTCAAAATTGATTGAAGCATTGAAAAGTATGGTGGAAAGGGAAAAAGTGAAGAATGTTCAGGGAGAAAAAGGAGAGTAGACTTCTAATTGTTCTGAAAGGTGGGAAGGTTGAATTTCAGGCTACTAACATTGATATGGTAGAACTTGCCACCATGTGCGGAGCATTGGAGCAGCTTATGGGTGTGGAAGCAATACGCAGAGGAAAAAGCCTGGATGATGTGAAGGACAGTATGCTTGATATTCATTTTGCAGCTATGCGGACTTTATCTGAACAGATTATCAGGGAAGAGGAGGAGAATAGTGACAGCTAAGAAAAAAATGAACAAATCAGAGCGGAAAATTCGATCTGATGTGAAAAAGGATATGCAGAAAAAAGGTTTAGTTCCACCGGACAAGCCAAGGCTGAACAGGAAGAAGTATATCGAGGAAGCCAGGGAGGAATGGAACGGTAAGGATGTGGAATATTATGGGTGGGATATATGGTTGAACGCAGCCATCTCTTATATGCTCTTGCGTACGGATCAGCACCTGCGTGTTTCTTCTGAGGCGGTAGGGGTGGCGAAGACGCTGAAGCTTGCAATTCGACTCAAGGAGTTCCATGACAAGCTGGAAGCAGAGGAAAGGACTTCCTACACAATAAGTGAACAGTATGATTATATCAGGGACATCTTAGATGCCTAGAAAGGAGTATCAGCTTCATATGAGTATAGCGTATAAAAAAATAACGAGCCACGGCTCAATCAGCATTCCAGTAGCAATGAGAAGAGAAATTGGTCTTCAGGGCGGAGATCCTATGGAAGTATCACAATCTGGAGGGGATATTATTATCAGACCATATACGCCAAGATGTGTGTTCTGTGGAACCACGGAAGGAGTAAAGAAGTTTGAAGGCAAGGGAATTTGCCGAATGTGTGTAGAGAAAACTCTTGCAGTTATGAAAGGAGAAAATAACTAATGAGGATATATGCAGAAATGAATAATGCACAGTTGGTTACCACAGCTGTGAAGCTCGATCAGAGCCAGAAGGAATATAAAAGTAAACTGGATGCAGTCAAAGCCGAACTTCAGGGCAGAGGTCTTCGAATCATTGAAGACCGTAATGTAAAGTTTATTAAGTTTTTTTCTTCGGATGGAAATGTTTCTGTCATGGATAGTCAGCAGATTGATGTTTTAAATCCTGACAAATTGAAAAAGCTTCTTTCAGAAGGAGTCTGGGAGGCAAAGGTAAAGGAAACAACAGAAACTAAGTATAAATATGATTCCAGACTGGAACAGATGCTGAAGGCAATTTTTACCGGTGACTATACATTTGAGTACACTCTTGAATCGTTTTTGGATGAAATGTCTATAAAGCCGGATGCAAAACAGAAAAAACTGCTTATCAAAAAGCTGAAGGGTGATTATGTGAAGGACAAGCAGACGCTTGTGAGTGTATTTGGATATCCGAATGAGGATGCTGCTCCGGATTTTGATGTGGAGCTTTACTATATTTACAAAATTAAAAATGGAGAGCTTATTAAAGCATTTCTTCCGGAGGATGGTCTGGATCAGACGATAGAAGCTATTAAAAAGTGTCTGATTGTAGATTCAAAAACAAGCATCACTATTGATTATGACAAAGAATAGGAGGAAACAGTCATGGACAAATTTTCAAGCGAGGCAACAAAAGCAGGTTTTCAGGAGCCTGAGAAACCAGTATCTGAAATGACTGAGGAAGAACTGAAAAGATTCAGAGCATCATTTGATCCGGATATGATGGGATTCGATGGGACTGAAGGAGCAGATGAAGAGGAGGAGACGGAAAATGGCAAGTAAACCAAAGATTAATAAAATGATTACGAAGGTTAACTTTAGTGATTCGAACAGATCAGCCGGACAGATCAAGTATCTGGTAAAGCATTTTGTAGGAGCTACTGGTGGAGCTGAAGCAAATTGCAGATATTTTTATGATACATACAGAGGAGCATCTGCCCATTTCTTTGTAGGTCATAATG